CCTTTCTGAAGTGTTCCCAATGAGAGATCATTGGTAAAGCATCACGACGAACTTCTTTCTCTTCTCTGGTATTTAAAATTGATTTAAATTGGGCGATAGCAGTCTTAAATTTGGGCATGAAAACATCATGCAAATTGATAGCGTGGGCAGGGAGATCGGTCCTGTCGAGAACACCGTAAACAGTATCGTAGTTGATGCCGAAATGCCTTGCGATCTTCCAAAGCTGTCTGAGGTCGCTTTGCCCGAAATTCTTCAAGTCTCCGAAAAGAATATCGTAATTGTTGCCACCATTATGCTTGATATCAACATAATAGAAAGGATCGGTGGGCATTGGAACCTTTTCCTTGAAGCTGTAGCTGTAGTGGCTATTGGAAAAGATTTTGCGTATATTGTTGAACTCTTTGCTCTTGAGCGAAACAGGAGTGAGTTTAGAAGCGAGGTGAATATGATCGCAAGAGTTATGCTGATAAAGCAGTTTGCTTTCAGCGTCGGCAAGGGAAACTACATAGATTGTACCATCGATTCCCTTGGAACTCATCAATCCATTAACGCGATCTTGAATGTTTTTAACGTTATCATTAATAACGATACGCCAGTTGTTTCCACCAGCATAAAACGTCTTGGCACTAAATGTCTTTTCGACGTTCTGGGTCTTCTTCGACAACCGCACAAGATTGCGAGTGTTGCGCGACTTTCTGTAAATAGCCAACGGAACAATCGGATCGCCGTTGATTTTAATTACATTTTTATTCGCGTCGGTGAAGTTATAATTGGCATCGCAGCAAAGCGACTCAAGGTTATTGGAACCGCTCAAAAGATACAGCTTTTTGAAAAACTCTGCTGAATCAGAAATCGAATCGATTTCTTTTTGAACCTGCGTTTTGATTTCCGTCTCCAGCTTAGAGATGGCGCGAGCAATGAAGTTCTTGGTCTGCGCGTTGTATTCTAGATTCTCGCGAGAGTGGTGCAATGCAACCGAGCCAACCGGAAAGAAAAAGACGAAGAAATTAGAGACGTAAGAGTTAGAGAAAGCCTTGTAAATCTTTGACGATGCAATCGGATGATTCGCAAGATTGTCGAGATTCAATGGATAGGAAATGCCGCCCATCACAACGATAGGATCGGAGCGTCTGTTCCTTTCCATTCCCCAATCAGCGTTCTTGATTACCCACTCTGGGACCAAACGGGAAAAACCTTTGCAAACAAACTTCTCGTCAGAGAAGCGAATGACCTTGTTGATTTCGCATTCGAAGTTGGAAATGTCCTCGCTTTTAACTGCAACAGAAATCTCAATGCCACTCGGCTCAGAAGTGGAAGTGTCAGAGAGCTTGGTGAAACGAGTGTCGCCATGCTCGTCAACGTACACCGAGATGACGATCTCGTTTCCGTTGTGGCGAGACGTAACCGTAAACGAATCGGTGTACGATAGCGGTGCGAAACGACCAATGCCGAAACCGCCGATTGAATCGTTATCGCTGCGCTTAGTGGAGCGACCATACTTGGTGTAGAGACCAAAGAGGTCAGACTCGGAAAGACCCGCGCCAAAGTCACGTACAACGAAAGTAGGACTCAGGCGAGTGGGCGCAGTGATCTCAACGTCACGGGATGAACCCTTGTTAGCATCTACCGCATTCGCGATGGTTTCGCGTGCAGTAGCCAAGATGACGTTAGAGTAGTTATTCCGCAGAAGGGACGAGATGTAACGCATCTCGTTCGCATCGATGGTCGCGATTTCAGACTTGAAATCGTGAGATTCAACAACGTTTCGCTGGATGGATTTGACAATCATGGGAGCAATTTGATTTACAGGCAAAGAATGCCACAGGGATCACGTTTCGTCAACTACTTTTTCAAAATTTCTTTCGAGAATTTTTAAGGTGGCGTCTTTCAACCAGTTACGCTCTTGTTCAGAAGCGTCTTCTACCGAGAGTGAGAACTCTCGCGACGAAGAAATAGTGGTGATGCGAAACTCTGCGGCGAACTTGAACCGCTTCAAAAACTCAGCATTCAGAATTTCGTAGAGCTTGTAAATTTCTCCTACGTTCGTGGAGGAAAACAAAAGAGTGCGATTCATTTTTAATTAATTTTAAATGAGTGGGCTTCTTCAAAAATTTTGACGAAATCTTTTTGATTCAAAAGGTGCATCCAAATTTTTCCGTTCTTTTCGATGTATTCGTCAGTATGCCCTTCTGAAATTAAATGCTGCACCAGCTTCTCATTAAAAACTAAAAATTCTGGCTTGTTGTTGTTGAAATTAGGGACAATGCACCCCATTAAGTTAGAAGAAACAATTCTGTAGCCAGTCAGCTTATCAGAAAGATCTTCTTTTTCGATCTCCATGTCTTCAACATGAAATTCGATATTAAGTTTATTTAACTTATTTATAATTTGATCTCTAGTCTTATTGATTTTTGTTTGCATTTTTGAGGATGTGGTAAATTGCATGATCTTTAGCCTTGAGTTCTACGTCAAAGAATACAGGCTTGCCATAGTCATTTGGTGAATTGACGGGCATCATAGCGTGTTTGCGCGTATTGTCAATACCTTCTGAGTAATGAAACAAAGGAATTGTGGGCCAAGTTGAGTAAGCGAGGTGAAAGTCTGCGGCGTCGTCATTGCCGTGATTGCAGAATTGACGGTGCAGAGAATCGTAGGTAATGGGAATACCAGCAGTAGTAAAAAAATACTTGTGCAAGTTGGATACAGACCAAGTACCATCAATGTTGTCGTTCACCTCTAGCACAAGACGAGAGCGAACATTGGCTGGCAAGCGATTGAAGTTGCAAAGGAAACGGGTAGAAATAGCGACAGGATCGCCGTCTTGGCGGCAATGAATATTGAGCGGCGAGCGGTAGTCGAGCGGCAAGTCCAGCAAGTCGAAAAGGTCAGCGTGAGCAGTGAGGTCGCGAATGCTGTTGGTGATAGCGGCGTCGTCGGTGCTGGTAAGAGTAATGAACTCTGAAGGATGTGCGGAGATGCGAACGCCAGTGCGTTTGATGGTGGCGGCGATAGTGTTGAGAGCAGCGCGAAGGTCAGACCAGTTGGGTAATTGGTCGAGACGAAGATTAACGTCAGGATGGTCGATGACAGGAGTGAGCGTAGACGACAAACGGTAGCCAGCAATGCCGGTGTCGGCGCAATGCTGAATGATGCGATTGGTGACAACGAAGTTGTTGAGGATGCGGTCGCTGAGAATGCGGATGGCATCTGCACGGGGCAGAGACAAGAAACGTGTCAAGGTCATAGTCTGGAACTTGTGACCTTGCTCGGCAAGAACGTTAGAGATGCAACAGAGGGATAGGTTCATTTCTCCAGAAGCAAATCAGAAAGACCTAGTTCAGTCAAGCGTTTATTTTCGACTTCAAGATTTGTAACTTTTTTCCAATTTAAAATTATTAATATCAAGCTCCAACTCTTCTTGATTGGCGGCGTATCCTTTACCATGCCCCAAATTTAAAAGTCTTTCTTGTTTGGTTAGCTCGGAGTAAGCCATAAATCCCTTGAAAGAATAGCCCTTGTCAATCTCTCCGATCATAAGAGCATACAAATCAACGCTTGGCTCTTTCCACGGCGCAGCCAACAACCTGCCAGTTCTGTATTTGGTTGTTTTTACGTCAATGACGAGATCATTCAGAACCGCATCACCTTTGTCAGTTTTTGAGTTTCTGACTTCAATTGAAATGTCGGGATAAAGATTAAACAGTTTGCAGAATGCAACTTCACCTCCGATTCCTTCAAGATCAGTCATTTCATCGCTTTGACCACCAATCTTGTTATTTTTTACATTTTTATTTCGAGCATTCTTGTGGCGCAATTTCGCCAAGTAGCGACACAATGCTTGCTCTTGTGCGTTTAGCAAAACAAAATTAGATTTCATTAAATTAAATAGTAATAATCGTTGTGCTTACGGAATCTCCGCATTGACCGCATTTAGGGCCAATTTCATGATAATCATACTGAAAATGCTCTAAGATTCCTTGAAACCCAATATGATTATTAATAATTTGCTCTTTCACCTTTGCGAGAACGTGATCAATGATTTTTTCCTTTTCTTCTTTAGGAAGATCATCGAATCGTTTTCCATCTACGGTAAAATCGTAGGCGATACAGCCTTCAGTAATTACGAATTTCATTATTATTCTTTTTTAAATTGATAAAAATAATCCCAGTTGTCACCCGCTATCCATTTGCCCTCGCCTTCGCAAGTGAATTCCTGAGTAAACACCTGCCAATCAGGTTTGTCAAGTTTTTTTGAGATAAAAGCTCCACCATCTTTCCACAGGACTCTATTATTTGGCTGTAAAAATAATTGATTTACAGGTTTGCCATCCTTATCTTTTAAACCCCAAATAACGTGACCGCACTTGTGACCTCCAGCCATTTCTGAATATCCGTAGGCTGCATCTGGATTGTCGCGCCAATCAATAGTAAAAAGATATTTGCCTTCAACCCATTCATGATTCTTTAGTTGAATATTAACTCTAGCATTCTTATGGTACTCCCATCTGGTAACTGAAATATCATAAGAGAAACAATCCCACAACTGCAACCAATCTAAAGGAAAATTAGAATGTTGCGGCTCGTTGACTAAATAATGAATTGGAACACGATCATGCCGTGAGCCATATTCCGTCATGATTTGAAATGTTAAACATCTTCTAGTTAAGCTGGTTATTCCAAAAACTTCGCAGAGAACATATTCTGTTTTCTTGTTTTCGTTATTATAAAGAAAATCACTTTTTAAATAAGCTGGAAATACAGGAATATTTGCGTTGAGGTGAGGCATTAATATTATGGTGATTTATGGAAAGTTATCCCCTTGGGAATAGATATAAATTTTCTTTTCGGATTATTTTGTCTATAATAAACAGACTCAAACCATCTTCCATCACAACCGCCCTGCTCTCTGTAATACATTGTGAAGTTCACATCCATTAAATCTAAAATGATACTCAGTCCTCCTTCTGAAACATAAGTGTGACTAGCTTGCTTAATTTGACAAAGATCAGCATAAAGCCCATTTTTGCCAGAGATTGTTTTTACTGAACTGGGAACGAAATAAGATAACATAAACACGCCCCACTCTCTTTTGCCTAATCCATCATATTGTAATTTCTGATCCTGCTCTATAATAAAAGGTTTAGAAACTAAAACGTCAGTATTGATCGCTTCTTTTACTGGAATATTTATTATGAAATTTTCGTCTACTCCAAAATTATGTTCAGAAGCTATTAAATATGGAATCCAGCCATGTTCTATTTGAGGATAACATGGATAACCTAAATTAATATATTCTCCATTTATTCCAAAGTCCGCTGGATTGAATTTGTAAGGCTGACCGCCACATCCGTAATCATTAACTTT